TTTCCAAGTTAACTTTATGGTTCCTCTAGACAAGCGTGGTCTTGAGCAATGCAGACGTATTGCCAAGCGTCAAGAGGAGAAGATGCAATTAGATTACGAACTTGTAAGAGCACTAAAATGTGCAGAACTACAACGTCAAGGTTTTACCATAAGACCGGGTACACGTGTAGCTTTTTTATGTCAAGACATCGTACCTATACAATCGTTACTACCACCTAAACCAAAAGAAAAGAAATTTAAGTTTTTCTAATGAGTACACTATCAAGAATTATAGCAGACAGAGAGATTGCTGCACAAAAAGCTGAATTAGAAGCTAAAAGAAAGCCTAAGAAAAAGGCTGCAAAGCGAGACGAGAACGGACGCTATGTTAAAACTACTACACCCGGAGAAGAATAATGTTTGCACTATTAAAACCATTAGTACTAACAGGACTAAAAAGCGACAAGTTTAAGAAGTTTGTAGTTGACCTACTAGAAAAGCTAGTTGAGTCTACAGATAACGAACTTGATGACAGAGCACTACAAATAGTTAAA